TCATGCTGTCGGATTCTAACGCATCCAAGAAGCGTCTTGTCTTGTCTCTACTCCATCCCCATCGTCTAGACAAGAATGAAATTGATCTGTAAACTGTCCCACGCTCACAAGAGATAACTTTGCCGTTGTATGTCGCTTTGCTATCCTTGAAATTTGCCAGGCCAATCAAATCAACCCACGCTTGTCCTTTTGAAAAAGGCTTATCGTCCCAGAGCCAATGTTCAAACAGCTGACGGTCAATTTTTATCCATCCCATGAATCAAAGTCTCCTCGACTCAATCGTTCTTTTATATCCCTGTACAATATCTCCTTTATCAGTTCTCCAGATGTCTCAGCCTTACAGAACACAGGTGTCAGGTTGTACCGGATTGACCAGGCAACTAACGATGCTTGGAAAGCTTTCGGATTGAACCGGCTCCTGTATCTGTGATTTCGGAGTGCTTCCCAGCTTGCGTTCTCAACAAGTAGATAAACCTTTGCTCCCTGATCCGCAGCACGGTCAAATTCTCTCTGGAATCTGTCACGGCCTCTGGTGAAGCACATTGCCAGCTCATCCAGTGACATCTTGCGTTCAATACAACAGGAAGCCGATATTCTACTGGAAGTGTCGTGAATCGGCTCCCCATTAATCGTTATCAATCCGCAATAATCACCGTAGTTCAGCGTGGCCCGTTGAACAGGCACTCCAAAAGACTTAAACCGTTCGGATGCTCTTGGAGTGTTCTGCTCTCTGGTATCTGCAACTATCTGGAAGGTTTGGAGAATTTCGTTAATCTCAAAGTGATCCATAATTACCACGGAACTTCTTCTTCAGTTCCTTCAGGGATATCCATGAAGCCGTTAGCGTCTGTCTTCGGTGCGGACTCAATCAGCTTGTCTTTCGGCATCTTTCCTGCCTTGCCGTTCCGGACATCATCAGCCACGCAAGTCCATTTGAGTCTGGTGTGATCATAGATGTTGCCGTTGTACTCGGTCTGTTCGATGTAGAACTTGCCACCGATCAGCTTGCCTTTGAGCGTCTTGATGTCTCCGCCAAAGACAAAACCGTTGTTGGAGTCTTCCAGATCCGCAAAGAATGTGTTCCAGTTATCCCAGATAAAGGTCTGGCAGCCATCAGCCGGTACTGTGATGTAATGTCTGGCATCATACGGCCATTTCTTGTCTTCGCTGGTACTGTTTTCCATCATGGTCTGGAAATAGCCTTTATACTCGCCTTCTGCGATATCAAAGCAGACCGTCAGGTGCGAACCGTTGCCACTCTTGTTCGGTTCTTCCTTTGCGTCTTTGATCTGGAGCACATAAGCTCCTTTCGGAAGTGCTTCAAATGATTTACGTCTTTTTGTTTTGTCATATGTTGGTAATGCCATGTTAATTGTCTCCTTTTCTTATTGTTTGCCATTCATCTATTAATCCCATTCGGAACATAAGACGAAGGATTACCTTTGGAAGCATTGTTTTTCTTATTCTTCCGTTATTCCGTATGTAGTTCATTAATAATCCTCAAGTGCCTTAATCACGATCATGATGTCATTGTCACACTCATCATTCTGGAAAGCCCCAAGTGGGACCTTGCACGTGGATCCATCAGCACTCAGCACGAATTTATATTTCCCATCCTGCCGGACCGCCCAGACCACTGTTGTCATTTTGGATTCCAGAACCAGTTTCTCCAGCTTCCGCCCATTGGTCTTGATTCTGGTGCGGATGATGCCGTTCTCATCGGAGATCGTTTCAGAATGTGCCAGGATAATGACCGTCAGATCATCCCTCATCTCCAGAGCCTTGTTGACGATGTTCCAGCCATTGCTTGCCAGATCCGTCCATGCGCTGCGCTTATCTCCGCCCTGCATGGCGAGGATCCTCATCTCTTCTGCAACCATTAAGCCGTTGATGGTGTCGATGACAATATACTTAATGTGTTTGAACTGGTCTTCTTTGTCGATCTTGTCAAGCAGACCGGACACAATAGAGAAGCTGTCAGAGGACCAGTAATTCTTGTTTTCCTTGTTGTACTGCTTCTTCCATCCTTTCCAGTTCAGTCCCTTCTTGTCACAGTCCATGTAGAATGTGGACTCTGGCGGAAGGTTATGCATTGCGGTGGTCTTGCCGGAGCCAGACTCACCCATTACTCCAATAACTTTTGCCATGCGTTAAACTCCTTTCTTTTCGTAAAACCTTGCCTGTTCGAGTGCTCTGAGTGCTTCAGCATAATCCCGACAGGCTGATGCTATGTATTTTTCATCAAGATTGTGTTCTGCCACAGTTTCAATCGAGCTTTGTAATCTGCCTTTGATGTATTTAATGAATGTGTCGTATTCGTACATGCTTAATCCTCCCGCAAATCACTGGCGATCTCCTGCATGGTCGGCAGATACGCCCATGCTTCGACCTCAATTGCTCTGGCTTTATTCTGGTTTGCATTCCACAGGCCGTTGTTGGCATCGTACTTGATGACATGAAAAGCCTTGTTTCTGGAAAGCACCAGATATTCACCGGACTGAGCCGGTCGGTATAAATCGTTATTCAACCATCTCATGCGTACACCTCCACCTCATGCTTGAAATCATCAATGCAGTCCTCGCAGATGATGTTGCCGAGTACTTCGTAGTATGTGTAGCAACACTGTCCACAGAAGTCGCATACTGGAAGTTCAGTTTCCTGTTCTGCCTGGTCTGCATCGAACCTCGCAAAGTCCCGTGCTGGATCAGTCGTCCATTCCATATTCTTCGTACTCCGGAACACTCTCGATCTTGTACTGGATGTTGTCGGTGTCATAGCATGATTCCAACATGTTCACAGTCTGCGTGACACGCTCAAGGCTGTCATGATAGAGAACCAACGAATCTGTATATTTCAGTTTTTGTGTGATGGTCAACCGCCATCGAATTGCCTTTGCCATTGCGTCAACCCTCCTTAACTGACTTTTCGTTCATATTCTTTGATGCTGTCAAAAACATCCGCCAATTCGCAGTATTGAGCATATTTCTTTTCAAACGCTTTCAGCTCCGAAAGGGCATTGTGCAAAACTTGTTCTCGATATTCTTCATCCGACAGTGCTGATTCGATATTGACAAAGGATGCACTTTTCCGAACGCTTTTGCTTTCTACATTTACAAAAGCGGTTGCACACTCAATGCCATTGCTTTCGATGGTGATCTCAAGCTGATTGATAATCTGGGCTGACTGTCTCAGTCTGTATTTCTCTGCAGCAACACTGTCATCCCACTCAAACATGGAGTGAGTCGGAGACTTCTTACTTCTGGAAGCATCCAAGAAATCACTGGCAGTAATTGCACCTTTTTTCTTTTCAATCTTTTCCAGCACGCTTCCAACAACATCTGCTGACGTTTTGTAGGCATAACCTTTCCGCCAACTGTATTTTTTTGATTCAAATGCTGACATGTTAAATTTCCTTTCTTTTGTAATTTGTTAGGTAGTTACGGGACTTACCTTGCCTCAGCTCGCACCAACGTGACATAACACAACTTGCCTAGACTGCCTCAACGAACCCCATCGCACCAGAGCATGCACTACCTCGCCTAAACACTCCTTAACGTGCCTTGACTGCCTTGCCTGAACCTAACTAACCATGACGTAACGAATCTCGACTTAACACAACGTACCCCGACTGCCCAGCCTTGCCTTAACGTCCCAACCTTGACTCGCCTCAGCCAACCTCGACTGGCAAACCTAACCTTGTGTCACCGGAACACACCCTTACGCACCCGAACACAACGTGACATAACAAACCCCGACTGCCGTACCGTAGCGGGCCTCACCTCAACGAGCCTGACCGTAACTTGCCTCGACAACCTCAACAAGACATGACTGCCACTCCTTGACTCGGCTCACCCGAACTTAACATAACGGAACATGCATCGCCTTACCGCAACTGCCTTGCCCTAACACATCCAACCAAATCCGAACATGCCAAACATCACCTCGGCCAACCTTGACTGCACTACCATGCCTCGACTCGTCCAAACGTAACAAGCCCCACCAAAACGCACATCAACAGGACGTGCCTCGCCTCAACTGCCAAACCAAGTCAAAACACAATGTGCCCCGCACCACCTTACCCAAGCTCGACTGCCAAGATTACTTCTTCTCAATGTGGTATCTTCCGAACTGACCGTCCTTTTCCGGTCTCCATTCACCGACACCACATACATATCCACCAGCCTCAATGCAGGACAGGATGTCATTCAGCTTCATATCTCCGGATTCGTTAAATTCCAGAATCATGTCGCAGTACCATTCTTCAAACATTGGACGGTAACGCAGATCAGCGGAACCCATTCCAACCTTGACCATATCCTCACGGATCACTGGTGTGCTTCCTTTAATTTCAACTAGTTCGCTTCCGTCTTCTGCATTCAGGAAGTAAGCACCACGAAGTCCCATCTGATTCTTTACCCATCCCAAACGATATGCAGAAGAGTTTGCTGCAAGCTTGAATGAGTTTGCTGGGAATCCGAATCTCGCACCATTCTGGACTGCTTCATCGAAAATCTCTTCCGTTACAACCATTCTCTTTTCACCGGTTGCTTCATCATCAATCTCAACCTCCGGCATCGGAGTGATCCAATACAATGCTCTTGCAAAATCATCAAAAGGCATCTTGGTCGGCTTTTTCTTTGTCTTGCCTTTGCCCTGCTGAGCATCAAGCATTTCTTTCTTCGCCTTCTCACTCCATGCATGAACAATCAGCGGAGTATCACCGACAATGCGGATCGGGATTCTTTTCAGCTTCAAAGGTTTGATTGCTACTGTTTCTGTTGTTTTTGCTGCCATTTCGTTAAATCTCCTTTTCTTAAAAAATAAAATATGTTATAATTTATTTACGTTAAATTTCCTTTTGAGTGCATTTGGTTTGTGACCGATGCGCTCATTTTTTGTACTCCCAGATGTCAACGATTTTGTCATTTTCTTCAACATCATCCATAATCCAGTTCCAGCCGATCGCAAGCAGAAACACTCCCATAGCCAGACAGATCAGTGCCCCGATGTACTGAATCACCATCTCATCAACATCAAAACTGCTGACGAAAATGAATGCCAGGATGCCATCTGCAAGCATTGCGATTTTCCAGAGCGTTTTCTTCATTATTCCCCCTCCTTTCTCAAATACTGATCAATAACTTTCCTGTCATAATGACACCGACCCGATCCGGGCATTACATAGACCTTGAATGGCGGTAACTTGCCAGCCATGACATCATCCTGCATGGCCCGAATCAGTTTTGATGTCGATGTACTCCCCAGACACAGGTATTTCTGGAGATCCTTGTGTGTTAGATAACGTGGTTCAATCATCTTCTTCACCTCCTAAACTTACGTTTACGCAAGTTCTTCGGCAAAAAAAATCTCCTCCGGGTTGTCAATCTGAAGCACCTGAATAAGAATATTGATTTCTTTCCTTGTGAAATCACCGTCACGCTGCATCTTTCGGTAAAATGTAGCTTCGTTGATGCCTAATTCTTTTGCCAGGTCCTTCGCCGTAACACCCAGAAGAGTCATCTGTGCCTTCAGCTTGTTCTTATGAAACATTTGTGCATCCCTCCTTTCTGTCAATCGGACTTACGTCCACGCAAGTATATCTTAGCATGTGCAATTGCACATGTCAATACGCATACGCAAGTTTTTTATTGTTTTTGGTTATTTTATTTGCACGCACGCAAGGAATAGAATATAATGTAAGTACACGACAAAACGACAAAAATGGAGGTAGTGACATGGAATTAAAAGATGTTATCCGCAATAAGCGAATTGAACGTGGCTTAACCATGAAAGAACTTGCCGACATGGTTGGAGTCAGTGAAGCGACAGTTTCCAGATGGGAGTCTGGAGACATTGAGAACATGAAAAGAAGCAGCATTATGGCTATCTGGAAAAAGCTAGACATTCCATTAAGCGTTTTGATGGAATGGGAAATGGATAAGACAATCGTGCATGTCCCAGATATAATAATTGACGTTCTTGGGACATCTTACTCCAAACAACTTATAGAATATGCCCAGATGCTTAAAAAATTAGACAGTATGGAAGGGAGTGAGCCAGATGTGGATACAACGAACTGAAGGACGCAAGCCAAGACTGATGGAACGATACACCGACCAGATGACCGGAAAGCAGAAGATCTTGTCCGTCACGATCCAGAACGATACCACCAGAGGCCGTAAGAAGGCAGAAGCAGAGCTTGCGGAGAAGCTTAATAGAATTAATACTCCGGTTCAGAAAGTCGCAGGAATCACGCTGCAAGATGTCTGTGAAGAGTATTTACGATATCTCCGGAGCCGTAATCGGAAGCAGTCAACCATCCTGAGATGTGAGACACAGTTTCGGCAGTTCCAGAATGTGTTCGGAGCAGACACACTTGCTGATCAGATAAACGCTAGGACAATCAATCAAGCTCTGGATCCGCTGGACAAATCAAACGCCTGGAAGAATGAAGCACACAAACGCCTGAAAGCACTCTTCCGCTTTGCTCATAGGCGTGATCTGGTTAAGGACATCGGATGGATTGATAAGCTGGAGCCATATCCGGAGCTGACCAAACGTGAAAAGGTGGCGGATAAATTTCTGGAACAAGACGAACTGAGAGCGATACTGGATGCCATGAAACTAGATTACTGGAAACATATGACAATGTTCCTGGCATTGTCCGGTCTGCGTGTAGGCGAAGCAATCGCACTCGATCTGGAAGATATCGACATGGAGAACAGACTAATCCATGTAACCAAAACATTCTCCCTGACTTCTAAGCAGACTACTACTCCGAAAACATTCGACAGCACCAGAGATGTTTACATGCAGGACCAGTTATATAAGTTATGCCACCAGATACGGTCTGAATCGTTCAGATTGGCAATCCTGTTTGGTTTTAGGGATAAGGCGTTCATCCGTCAGGGTGATGGGCAAAGAGCCCGATATGACAATTTCAGACAGTATTTTGGAGATGTTTGTGAGAAGGTGTTAGGCAGACGCTGCACACCGCATATCCTCCGGCACACCATGACAAGCCTGTTTGCAGAGCAAGGAATACCTCTGGAAGTCATCCAACACAGACTAGGCCATTCTGATTCCGAGACCACCAGAGAGATCTATTTACACATCACAGAGAAGCGCAAGCAGATGGAGCATGAACTGATCAAAAACATCGCAATTATTTAAGAAATGCTACCATTCTGCTACCATTTTAAAACAAAAAAGGCCCGGATGCCCTGTTTTCAAGGCTTTCCGGGTCTATTTCTATGCAACCGGCGGGCATAATATTCTATGCCATATTCTGACAAATGCTGACATTATGCGGAATTGCACATACATATTGTGACACTATTTGACAGAAAAATGCTACCATTTTGCAACCAAAAATAGCCCCCATCCAACCGGACAGGGGCAAAGGCAAAAGGAGAAGACATGTAAGTCAAGCCCGAAGGCTTACGAAGCTTTATAAGTATTTGTTGAGATAAGTCTGGAATGCTTTGACAGTGTTCGGGCCCATGTAGCAATCTGCTTTGACACCCAGCTTTTTCTGGAGTGCTTTGATAGTGCCAGGTCCGCACAGGCCGTCAGCTGATGCCCCAACCCATCTCTGGATTGCTTTGATCAGAGCAGATCCGCTTGAGTATCCAGATGTCCTGAAGTCCCAAGAAGATGCAAGGCAGTTTGGCATGTAGGAACGATACTTTGCAATCTGTCTGGACACGATACCATCCACAGGCGTTCCGAAGACTTTCTGCGCTGCACGAGTAGTGCCCTTACCCCACTCTCCGTCCACAGCAATCTTGTTGGAAGATGGTTTGGAAGTGGTCGGAGTGCTTGCCGGTTTGGATGCCGGTGCGCTGGATCCGGAAGAAGAACCGCCAGTGATGGCAGATTTGAAGCTGTTCCATTCGGAATTGTTTGTGCCTGTCATCCGTGCAGGGCATGATTTTCCATTGACATCCCAGTGGCGAATGATGGTCTTTGCGTTCGGGCACTGTGACTTGATATGTGCGACCAGCTCACGCACTGCCTTGATCTGAGCGTCAGACGGATACTTGGAAGCCACATCGCACAGTTCGATTGATACGGAGTTAGTGTTGGTGCATTTCTTGTAGTAGCTTCCTGCTCCATTTTTCTGCGTAAAAAATCCACCCACGCTCCATGCAATGCGATTGAGAGGGATGGACTGGAGAACTACTCCGGAGCGGTCAGCAAAGAAGTGTGCTCCGGCAGACCGTGTGTTACTGTTGCGGAAGAAGTTGCAGTTTGCTTTGGCAGTATCGCCATTATTGCCAGTGTAATGGATGACGATGTACTTCACAGCACTTAATGACCGTGTGCCACCATAACTGACTGACTTGGCTTGAATAAGCGTATAACCCATTATTCCACCTCCTGTTCCTCCGGATCCTCAAGGACTGGTGCATCATCAGAGCGATCATCCTCATCACGGAAAACTGTTGCTCCGACTTCCGGAAGCTCTGCTTTGAGATTCATGAGCATGGAAACAATTGCAGCAAGGCAAGCTGTGGAAGCTACCATGTACCAGTTGACCTCACCCATTGACTGAGCAGTACCGATGGCTGCGAGTGCTGCAGATGCTGCCGAACCAATGGCTGCCTGAATGAGTGTCTTAAATGCTCTCATAAGAATTGCTGATGGTTTATTCATCTTTTAATACTCCTTTCTCCGCCCTGAGCGGTAACTTCTGTACAGCCTCGAACAGAGCTTCTACTGTACCGTTTCCGCCCATAGCACGGTACGGGTCGTAGAGGTAATGTTCAAGCTCATGGAACTCACGTGTGGTGATGTATCCGTTTGCCAGATGTTTTTCGCACAAGTCGATGATTTTGGAGTAGCCGATACCCATCATCAGCTTTGCTTCATCTGATTTCTTGCGGTTTCTGTTTTGAAGCCATGTCCAGAACCCCTGTGATGCGAATAACGCAACTACAATCGGTACTACGATGGCAACGATTATTTCTGTGTGCATATATTTGTCCTTAATTAAAGGGACTGCCGTGTGACAGCCCCGTTGATAGTTACTGATTTAAGGTTCCCTTTAAAGCTCAAGCGCATCGTCATATTTCAAACGATGTACGCCCTCGGAATTTCTAAACACCCTATATCCCAACCCTTTTAATCCTGCGACTTCGTGTATATAGTCATACTGATTGCTTTTGTAATCTTCATCGAGAAGGTTTTCGTAATATGGGATAAGTTTGTTTAGAAAATCTTCGTCATAATCTTCGGATGATAGATTCTTTTCAATTTCGTCAAATTTGAGTTTTTTTAAGTAATTCATTTTTCACCTCATGTGTTCCCTTTAAGTGACTAAACGGCGTGGGATTCTTCCCATCGTTTCTTTGCGTCTTTCACCATCTGCACGTTGTCATCATGGAAATACCCATCCGCTTTTTCAATGGCGAAAATGATTTCCTCGATAGCGCAATCTGTGTTTCCGTCTTTCAGGAATCGTAAAGCGTTATTGAGCATATCGCACGATGGGTATTTCCCAAACCTCGCATTTTTTCTTTTGATGTTCATTTGTTCCCCTTTATTTAATAAGAATATTCGTACAGTTCATACTCAGCTGTTAAAATCCGTGCAACGATAAACTGTACCTTTTTCAAATTCTGATTTTGTCATGTTCCGCCCTTTCGTTCCCATTAAATACTAGACGGCTTCACGCTGTCCGTGATGATAAAATCACATCCATATCCAAACAACGTGTTGATGGTATCCGCACTATTTACTGTCCACGGCTTAGAAAGGCATCCTGCATTGTGCATATATTCAACTAACTCCTTTGTCACGGAAGTGTATGTTGTTGAGCATATACATAAAGCAACGCCTTTTATGATGTCAGTCAGACCATCAACCCCGCTAGTGGAATCCACGCCAGAAACACAGACAACAACATCCTGATCTATTGCCATTAATGCTATTGCTGTTTCTTCGTACACGGTAAATATTGTTCTCGATAGCATTCCACATCTTTTTACCGTTTGATAGCATATCTGCGTTTGTGAAGCGTTGTATTCTTTCGTAAAATCAAGTTCTGCGACAACATTGTTTTTTTTGCATAAGATTAAAAAATCGTCAAGTCTTGCGAGAGTCGGCACTAACTCCACCAATGCCTCATATGTGTATGACGCAATAGTATATCCACTAATTGTCGCATCATGCGATAAAACAGGCACAGAATCAGATGTAAAGCGCACATCGGCTTCGAGTATTTTATATCCATTTGCGATTCCAGATTCAAAATTTGCAATAGTATTCGCTGTTCCTGCATTTCCGCCCTTATGAGCGACCAGATGGTTTTCGTAAAAAAGACCACTTACCTGTTTTTTTCCGTCTCCTGCAACACGTTTGCCGTTTTTGTCATAAACTGCCATTTTTTAGCCCTCCAGTCCAAACCGAGCAGTATCATTGGAATAATTGGATGCAATGTCATTAGCAGAAAGCACTTCTGAATAATATCGAACAGAATAAATACTGCCAGTAAAGAAATATTCGTTTGATAATTGGTTTCTTCCCAAAAAAGAACCCAACCTTTTAAATCCGCTTTTAAAACTAATTGTTATGCTACCAAACGATGTCAAAGCACCATCTTTATACCCTTTCCACGTGCCATTATCGTTTACAAATGTATAAGTATGTCTGCCTGATGTGATAGGCAAGCATCCATAAGTTGAACCAGTTTTATGCAATAAATAATTTGATTTAATACCAATAGTTCCTTCTATTGTGTCAGCATAACCAGAGCTATCAGCAACACCTATTCCTGCAAGAATACACTGTGTTGTTGATGGGTCTGTGACATCCAAAACATATTCGATTGTTTTTATATCGCTTAATCCACTTGTCCATGTTGGTGCAAGATTCGCAGTACCATCAAAAACAAGTGCCTTTTCTGATGCTGTGACAGTATTTGTTGATGTTTGCCAATTATGGTCATTTCCAGACCTGTCAACCAGTGTTGAAATGGTATTATTATGAACACCCCTTTCACCATTTGCTATGCCATCTAGCAACATGGTCAGTCCATTGTCCACGTATCCAAGTGTTTCATCTGTCACTGTCACATTGAATGTTGTTGTTTTGCCACCATAGTTGACCGTAATCGTGCTTGTTCCTGCTGTTAAAGTTCCGCTTAATGTGTATGTAGTGATTGTTGCAGTGCTGGAATCATCATATGTTGCAGTAACCACTAAATCAGCTTTTAAGCTGTCGAGCGTGTCTGTGTCGTATACCGTTCCAGACTGCGTATATACTGCGCTGATAGACACCAAAACAGCAGGCGGATAAAGCGCATCTTCCAACGCATCGTAGTATGTCTGACCGTCATCATCTATATATGCCACCTTGCTTGCAATCTGAAGCAGAGCATTCTTGATGTCAGCAGTCAGACCGCTACCAGAACCGCCTGTCCCTCTTGCTTCATTAATCGCCCCGACCAGACTGGACTTGTCTGTTGTCTCAAGGTCTTCCAAGTCACCTATATCACTCTTTACGTCAGTTATGTCAGACTGTACTGTTGCCATCTGCTCCTCTAACGCATCGACTCTCAGCGTTAATGCCTGTGCTGTTTCGGAATCACCATCAACAGTTCCTTCCGGATGCGGAGAGCGTTCGACTTTGAAATAAAAATTGGTCGTACCCAGAATCGTGTCACCCTGTGTGATCCGGAGCTCTGCAGGGAAGCGTCCAAACTCACTGGTCATGGTTTCTGTGGTCGCAAATGTTACCGTGCTTCCGGACCATGTACACTCTACAGAAAACCCAAATCCAGACGGTTTAGTAGCCTGAATGGTTACTGTTGCCCCTGTCGGGATTGTGTAGCTACCGTTTTCATCTTGCAGTGTGATTTGGCACTCTCGCCCTACATCGTACTGAGAGCAGACAAAATTTCCCGCTTGCGTGTACGGTGTCATTGATAATGTCATGTTTTGGCTCATATTTGCCTCCTACTTAATAAAACTACAGTTAAACATTGCCTGTGCTGTTGTGCCGGAGTAAACCCAGACTATGACTGCCCCGCTTGTCTCTATTCGATACATCAAAGGAGCATTGTCAGCAGTGCTTGAAGCATTGTTGACTCCCATGCCGTTGATTCTGTCAACCGGTCTGTATCCTTCCGGAAGTGTGCCGACCGTTGTCCACTGCCCAGCTGTATAAGATGCTGATGTTCCGTTAAACCAGACGAAGACCATTCCTGCGATCCTTCTGGCATTCAGCGTCCCGTAAGATCCGGAGCTTGATGTGGAATCAGTTGCCAGCGGATTGGTCGAATCCCTTCCGCTTGTGATCCCCATCGCCTGGGAGAGGGATGTGGAGAGGCTTCCGAGCTCGAAGTCTGTAAATCTTCCCTTCAGGACATCAAACGTGGTTTTCACGATCTTAAAATAACCAGTCATGTCATATCGTGGGAATATCACTCGGATCTGATCGCAAAGCTTGCATTCCATAAGTTGTTCAACATCGGAAAGCTCGTTTCCTTTCAGGTTGACGAAGTCCACCGTGATTGATTGCTTCGGAATGTTTACATCCTTCGACTGCATGTCCGACAACGCAAACGCCCTTAACTGTGCGACTGTTGGCTTTTCGGAAAACTTATCACTCAGGTCGAGTGGCACACAGATATCTCTGCCGGCATACGATGTCAGCCCAGAATCAACTGGACTGCTGAAGCTGTCCACGATGACTTCACCGCTGTCGCTATCGTTTCCTTTCCAGAACGGAACTGCTTGCGTGTATGTTCCGAAGTAGTCCACATCCTCGTTGTAATCGGTCAGATTTAAACCATATCTGATAGTGATATCCCGAATCTGTCCACGATTTCGCCAAAGTCTTACCGTCCACTTGTCCCACTCGTATTCTCCGCCATAACTGTCCAGAATCGACCCTTCCACACCGCCAAGCATCTGCCGGACGCTTCTCGGTATACCGTCTGCTGCAGCCATATAAGCGGAACTTGTGATATCTGTTTCGTATGTGAATGGGTTGGACGGCTTTGCCAAATTCAACATTGCAAACGCATTTGCCAGACTGCTGATGTTTGTGCCGACCGCAACCATGCCTGTCTGCCGATAGCTGACATGCACCGCATGGAAGCTCACGATGCCATTGATTGGTCTGGAGTAGCTCACAATGTCAAATGGCTGAATATCATTGGAATCCTCATGAATAACTCCAATAATCCGACCGCACTCAATCTGGTCGTAATATGCGCCATTTACTGGATATTCAAAATCGCACTCATAAATGCCATTTCTTTCTTCCGTAACCACGCATGACAGGCAGTCAGGCAGTCTACAGATACCATTTGAAGTAAAACCAGTTTCTGTTGAATCAAAAAGAATAGGTATCATATCTTCCACCACCTTGGTATGACCTTACATGTCTGGATTCCACCGAAAAATGAAATTCCGTTTTCTCCAGGATTCAGCACTGGGAAGCCTGCCCCAGCACTAATCTGTTTGTTCACGGATATTCTTGTGCCCTGATTGTCATACGTGTATGCGTCGTATGTTTCGCAATCGAAATAAACCTCATTTTCAAATGCCGAAACAGACGAATCTACAACAAAAGACGGAACCGACTCCAAGGCGTATGCAATACTTCTCGCATCGCTTGGAACAGTTCCGTTTGCGTTTATCGTTATTGTTTTGTTGCCGTCATAAACAACGGTTCCACTAAATGTCAGGCTGTCCTGCAGTACACCGCTGCCCGGATCCGTTTCGTACTTGATGATAGTCGTAAACATGAATGACACCGATTTGCTCGTGCCGGCAGTGAATTTCAGTGCGTTCTTTTGCACTGTAATGACAAATGTAACTGCCTGATTGGTTCTATCTATCGAGGCGTTATCAATCGTAATATTATTTCCATCATCATGAAGATGATCCGTAATCCCCGGATATGATGCCGTGAATTTAAGCTGAATACCCGCAGAAGCTTTTATGTCATCCCCTGTGTGGTAGTGGTCTTCAGTCCACTCGCTTGTGGCAGATGAACTCCAGCTTCCAGATGATTTTGTTACCCGTGCTGTCGGCTTGGTATTATCCAGTTCAATGTCTCCGATTTTAGTCGGCTCAAAGATAATCGGACGTTCGTTTACATACACAGCACCATCACCATCTGCCGTGACGATCACGAGTGGTTTTGCTTCAAAAAATGTCGAATTAATCAGCTTCTGCCCGGACGTGATCGGGATTGGCGTTTCTCCAGATACCAGATAGCGCTGTGGCTTGCAGTCGAACTCAATCTCGACCGCCCCCAGCAGATCATACTCAGTCGGGTCTATCTCAATAACATTCTTGCAAACCGCCAGCCGGTATTCATCAGGATTGTGCGTATCAAATAACCGACAGTATCCGCTCTTTGACAGAAGCATGTTCCGGAAGTCGGAAATGTCCTTCGTCAGATTCCCGCCTGTCTTTTCGTAGTAACACGGATATTTGACCGTTACATTCTTGAAGCGGTTGTTGTCTATCATGACAGAGCCGTTTCTGCCTGGGACCTCGAATATCTCATAATCCTTTTCGGGCGAATTATATACATTCTCCCCAGATGCAAAGAATCCGAAGTCAGCAGAACTCTCTCCGTCAAACACAAAATAATCTTTTAGTTTTAAGCCCATGCGTCCCTCCTGTTCTTCTCTTCCTTGATCAGGATCCTGCGCACTTCGTTGGCAACATCTCTCGGATCCATGCCAGGCGTTGCGTAGATGTTGAAGTTGTACGTGGATTCATTCGCAACACTGGTGCCAGACACTGCTTTTGAGATGTCTCTCATTAAAGCACTTCGACCGTACAGGATTTCATCTCCAGCTTCGCCCGCTCCAAACAAGGTTGCATTGCTGAACATATACGGCTGTTGCATAGCCTTGGCATTCCATTCAAAACCAGTTGGGATTGTAATGGTTTTGCCCAGGACCGTTTTCTCTGTGGTTTTCAAGCGGATTCCTGGAAGGTCTTTTAACCATTTCCCAATGCTGATCGGGAAGAATCCTTTGATTTTCTCAACGATTCCACTAATAGTTTCTTTCGCAGTCTCAATCGGTTGAGTAATTGCACTCTTGATGCCATCCCACATGGATTGCGCTGTGCCTTTGATAGAGTTCCATGTGTCTGAAAGCTTTTGCTTTATACCATCAACAATCCCTTTCAGTCTGTCCCAAGCATTCTGGATCGGAGTGATAATCTTGTCCTTGATCGTGTTCCATACTGTTGAAGCTGTGTTTTTGATTCCGTTCCAGGCATTAGACAGGAAAGTTTTGATTGCGTTCCAGACTGTTTTGATGATGTTCCAAACAAGTTGAACAGGAGCAGTTATAACCGTTTTGATGACATTCCACAGCGTTTGAGCAATTACCTTAATGCCAGTCCATTCAAGTTGCAGGAATGCCTTAATGCCATTCCAAATCGCCATAATAACGTTTTTTACAGCATTAATTGGCACCATGATAGCCGACTTAATACCTTCCCAGGCTGCGACCGCTGCATCAGTAATAACGCCCCACAGAAGTGACAATAGATTCAAAATCGCTTGTGGTATCAGCAATGCAAGCTGTCCAAGTTTCTGCAACAAGAACAATCCAAGCTTCCCAAGCAACATACCAATAACCAAAAGAACCTTTGGTGCCATTTTTAAAAGCAAAAGGGCAAGCTTACCCAGAATGATACCGATGGCTTTCATTACTTCTGGAAAATGCTCCTGAAGTGCCTGCCCGATTTTACTCATAATTCCCTGCCCTGCTTCGCCAGTCGCAGTTGCATCCCATGAAGAAATCTTCTCAATGGCATTAGAAAGTCCTTCACTGAGCTTCTCAAACAGAATTGGTGCATTTGTAACGATACCTTCCCCGATTGACTTCAAAAACTCCAATGCAGAGCTTGCTATATCCGGACCGGCTTCCGTGATAAATGTTTTTATTGCTGACGGAAGCTGTTTTATGATGTTCCCAATTGCAGGGAACAGGTTGTCAAACAAGAACGTGCTTGTAGATGTGACAAGCGCGTTTAATGACGGACCAATATCTCGGCCCAATGCAAGGTTTCCAAGAAAGTCCTTGCCTGCTGCCTTCATGGATGCGAATGATCCAGAAAGAGTTTTGGACGCTTCTTCTGCTGTTGTGCCTGTAACACCAAGATCTTCCTGGATTACATGGATTGCCTGATATACATCATCCAGATTGCTGATGTCATAATGGACTCCAGAAATCTTTTCGGCATCTGCAAGAAGACGCTCCATCTCTGTTTTTGTGCCACCATAACCTAATTTGAGGTTATCAAGCATGGTATAGTTCTGTTTCGCAAAGCCCTGATAAGCATCCGTGATCCGGTCCATATCAGTACCGAACTTGTTGGCATTGTCTGACATATCAGTAAGAGCCATATCAGCAGACTTGGCAGCAGCTTCGGTGTCTCCGCCTAACGACTGCAAGAGAGATGCGGAAAAGCTTGTCACATTCTCCATGTACTCATTGGCAGACATGCCCGCTGTTCTATATGCCTGAGATGCATTTTTAATAACAATATCGGCATTTTCCTTGAACAGCGTTTCAACACCGCCAAGAGACTGCTCAAGTGCTGCGCCCTCTTTTACTGCTGCGGAAATACCTTTGACAATTGTGGCTCCAATTCCGGCTGCCGCAACAACACCAGCCAGCTTACGGACTAGACCGCCACCAATCGCATTGCCGGCTTTTTCGCCTGTGCCGGCCCCGCCTAACTCTTGCTCTATCTTGCCTGAGATGCCTTTAGCCGATGGAACTATCTGCACATAAGCTTTTCCAAGATCAGCCATAATTATCTCCTTTGGTTCTTCTTTCCCACTCTGCACGGAAATCATCACCAGACGCAAAGCCAACTGCCTGCTGATTCTTTTCGACACCTTTTTGCATGAGATCTGTGAGCAGTTTCATGTCTCTCTTCTTGGATCCGCTCAGATTCCTTGCAATAATCATCAGATAGTCTGCGATCTGTGGGAAAATCATTTCAGGCGGGATATAGGTAAGGCCCGCCATCTTCATTTTGATTCTTGAACTATCCCTTAAACCGGATGCCAGCACCGCCAGCGTTTCCACCGGCAGTGCCTTATAATCCAGTACGTGGTACGTTTCAGCCATATCACAAATAAACAAGTTTTCGTCAATGGCAAGCATCTCGGCAAGGGTTATCAGTTTTTTGTTTCGTCATCCTCTCCAAGTTTTTCAAAGATCTCCGCAATTTCCTGAGTCAGATCCTCGACAGGCACCATTCCATCATCATTCCTGAGATGCTCATATAATGCCTTTTTCTGTTCCTTACCCAGTGCCATCTCCATCAATGCAAAAGACTGCATACTGTTGCCGTTCTGGACATCTGCGAACAGTTCCAGAAACTCTGCATTGTGAATCATTGCGGGATTTACTTCATACTTGAATCCGCTTGACGTTTTTCCTTTAACCAGTTTCTTTGCCATTGTCTTCTCCTTTGTTTATCTGCTTATTAAGCTGATTTAATGTATTCCTTGTGGGTATCGTTTCCGAAGGAATCATCGCCCGGCATTGCAGTCAGTGTGCATTCGTATCCAACTGCTTCATCGTCTTTGTAAACGATTTTGCCAAGCTCAGAAATCTTACCGTTCGGGACAACAACTCTCTTTAACACTCCACCAGTCATGATCATGTCGAAGATCCATACGCTTGCCGGTACTTCTGTAGCGTTTGCACGCACAGTGATTCCTGTTGCAAGTGTTCCGGTTACATTCGCATCACCATAAACAGCTTTAAGAACATTGACATCCAAAACTTCCAGAAGTGTGAAGCTGAATGTGTCTTCTTTTTCTGTTACCAATGTCAGGACAGTATCCCCGCCCCACGCTTTGATGGTGTCGGATTCAGGACTGTTTTCGTTTGTCAGGCCGTCTTCCGAAACATAACCAAGGCATTTGTAGGCTTCTGCTAAGGCTGTTGTAGCGTCCGTTGGGAGAGTTGTGCCAGCCGGTGCATTATAAATAGCACCACCGACTTTTGGTTTTCCTACGGAAACATTCGCTGTATTTGCCATATTGTTTCCTCCTAAACAAAGTAAATGTCATACACGCACTGATACCGATACCGTTTGGTGCGTGTGTCAGTAAAGTTATAATTTGATGCAAGTCTTATCCCGCCAATCTCATCAAGCGCAACAATGTCATCCATCAGATTTCTAACCTGTTCGTCCAACAGTGCTGCTTCGTAAAGGCTGTCTGCATATGACTGGAAAGCAAGAGACACCACATTCACGTGGTTTGTCCTGGATGTAGCAATCCGTTCGATCACGACCAGCTTCTCCGGAAAAGTCGGATAATCTTCGGAAGGGACTTCCGGCAACTCCATCAATACTGGAGCGTCAAGGTTTTCATTCAAATAATTCAAAACTGTTACATCAATCATGATCGGATCACCTTCTCTAACGTGTTGTTTTCCAGATTGTCAAAGGCAGCTTCTTTGGTTTCCGGATATACGTTTGCATATGCACGTTTCTGCCCGATGTGAACAGATGACGCATAACCTTCTCCGGCAGCGTTCGCTTTTTTAGCAGCGTTCTGTGACAAAATGCTCTGCATGGCACTGCTTTTCAGCAATTCCTTAACACCAGCACTATTCAATTTGAACTTGACGCTTTTGCTACTCATAACGCTCCACCTTCACTTTTTTGTTCCATGACAACGGGATGTTTTCCTCAATTCCCTGAATCGGGTTGCCGATTGTACGGAATTTCTCATTAAAAAAACGAACCTCTCGGTCCGTCCAGATGTTCGTATCGCCTTTTGGGATTCCCAGCGTATAAGCAAGATGTTTTCCAGTAAGATTCAGTGTGTCCACGATATCTTCCGTAGTTGGTTCACCTATGAGAACATTTTCGACATCAACTGCCACATTCTCATAAATTGGCTTCCCAAAGCTATCAACACCTGTCTTTTGTTTTTCCATCAGCTGGATTGTTATTCCTCTGATTTTCCCCATAATTCAATCACTCCGTACTGCTGTCTCCTTAATCCAAGACGCTTCAGATCATTCCGCATGATGGCATTAGCAATACCACCGCCAGGAATGGCATATGTACCACTCCAAGAATATCCAAGTCCGCTCTGGCTTTCCTGAGACAACGGTTCCCCGTCCGTTGACTGACGCAAAACACGGCTGACGACATCCACTGTTACCATCTTGACAACACTGGAATAAGCACCAGTCTCATCTGCATTTATCATGTCATCGAGGTTTTTTCCGACTTTTATTGCTTCATATCTCAGCGCATCACTAACCAAAGGCAGGAGCGCCGTGATACGTTCCTGCTCTTCGGATGTATATGACTTGCTGTTGAGCATGATCACATCTTGTAATGATGCAAATGAACTCACTTTTTAGCCGTTTTCTTTTTCGGTGCAGGGGATGCTTCAGCTTTCTTCTTTGGCTCAACCGGCATCCAGTTTCCGCCTAATTCAGCATTCACATCAATCACGGCCCCCGTCTTCACGTTACGGTATTTCATTAGGCTTTAACACGAGCGAACGAATCAGCATCAAGGATGCCCCAGCCGATGAACGCTTCTGCTCTCAGAACTACCTCATTGGTTCTCTTCAGATCGCCAAGTCCGTCCGGATCACCATACTCGATAACCTCAAGCGGGATGTTCTTTGCATAGCCCCAACGGAATGCGTTCTGGAAATCACCAACAATAACATGATCAGTCTGAGAACCGGTAGCAGCACCTGTTACAGATACGGTGCTGTTTACGTCAGCGCCCATGCCATAGAATGCATCCGGATTGCCACCGAAACGATATTCCGGATACTGAGCCACGCCATTTACTTTGATTGCTGCCAGCGCAGATCCTGCTGCCGGAGACATTGCAATACCATTTACAACATTGCCATCAGCAATAACCATCTGGATTGCTGCATCAATATTGGCATCGACTGAAGCTGCTGCATAAGTAACTGTATTGCCTGTTACCAGACCGTCAAAGCTGTTTGTAGCCTTGAAGGAAGCGTCAGCCAGATCAGCCGGATTGACACCATGCATTGCTGCGATATCAAGACCACGAGCGATCTTCTTAGCAAAGCCATCTGCAAAAGTCTGAAGATAGTTCAGTTTGGATTCTGCATTATAAATAAATTCGTTAGATACACGATGCTGATATACGAACTTAACCGGACGGATCGTCTTCGGTGTAACTGCAGCATCGCCAGCCGGCTTGTTCTCGCCCTCACCAACGATGGAAGCTTCACCGCCAGCAGAGAAAACAAAAACGGTTTCGCCATTGAATGCGATCGGTTTCTGTGCGGAGAGCTTAGCCAGTGCGGAATGGCCATTTACTTTGTTAAACATTTCATTAACTAATTCTGTAGGGAAGATTGCTCCCGCCTGTGTTCTTGTACCCATTAAAGATACCTCCTATTCATTGAAAGATAATTCAGATGCAAGCTTGTTCCATGCTGCATCTTTTGGATTTGTTACAACAGGTTCACTTGAACCAATCGGTGCAACCGGCTTCTGCTGACCGATAAGCTTTGCCATTGTTTCAGCGTCTGCTCGAATCTCATCTTCATTGGATCCGGACAACCGTGATGCCATCTGATAGGGAAGACCCATCTCAAGCGCAACTTTCGTTTTTAGCGAGGACGACTCGTAATTTTGCACCTGTGCTTTCAGGTCATCGACAATGCTCTGGTTTCCGTTGATCGTTTCGGTCTGCTTCTGAAGCTGTTCCTGAAGCTGTGAGATCTGCGTCACATAATCCGCATTCTGTGTCTTCAAGGTTTCGTAATCTGCATACTTTTCTGCAGCCTTTGCTTCAGCTCTGCGAATACGATCACCAATCACCTTGTCCAACTGTTCCTGTGTTTCGATAACTGTAAATTCTGACATTTTTGTTCCTTTCTCGTTTAACCGGCGGCCCGTAATTTATGCACTAAAAAAGCACCCTCATCGGATGCCTTTAGTACGCTACTCTTTGTATTCTCTTCTCCTTAGTTTCGCCACATATCCAATGCGCCAACACAATGCTGTCCAGAATGGAAATGTCAGCACCTTCCAGAATGGATTGATATCCAAACCCGCCACCGGATCCAATCGCTCTTTTTTCGCAATTGCTCACGATCTGCGTAACCGCTGACTGTTCCATGTGGATCAGTGTGCCTTGTGCAAGCGCTTGCTCAAATTCAGCATTTGCTTTTATGACCTGTGCCACGCTCGGAATCTCTGGTTTTCCAAGCTTTGCCTTTTTCATGGCATCTTCCAGAAGTCCTGTGCCGTTCTTGCCATCAACAGCGACCTTGCGAACATCGGCTTTGTCTATGAAATCAATGATCCACGCAACACCGGCCTTTATCGGTCTGCAACCATATGCTTCCACGAAAATCTTATCGTCTGTTGTTTTAACTGCGATAGACAAGGACACATTGTTCCCGTCATGCCCGAACTTGACACCGGCAAACAACTGGCCAGTAAGTTTTGGCAATTCTTCAACACTCAGCGCTTCCCATTCATTTCTGGAAATAGCACTCTTTTGGTTGTACTTCAGCCATAAGCCTAAACGCTGAATGTTAAAATCTGTTACATCATCACCAATCTCAGACCGAATCGTGCGCTCTTTCAGCACTGTACCTAATGATGGATTTGTCTCATACCACAAATCTACATCATCACATGCTGACATCTCCGGAACTGACCACTCAGCCCATCCAGATTCATAAGAATCTCCAGACAACACACGCTTGCGGAATTTCGGGAAGACTGTTCCGGCACTGATCGCTGTTGGCGGTGTGCCAAGCATAATCGTTTGCGGGTTCAATGAATCAGTAACGACATACTTCAGTGCTGTTTCCTGTTCTGGCGTATATTCCTGTGCTTCGTCTATGATCAGAAGGTCATATCCTTCACCAAGACCGCCTGTGGAAGTTCTGGTCCGGAACTCGATAACGCCACCGCCTTCGCAGTATAAATGCTCTTTGCCGAATGCTCGGAATGATGATTCAACAACTATATCTGACTTCTCACATAGCCTTCCAAGACGCTCCCAAACTGCATGCGATGTGCTTGCTCGGTGTGCGGTGTATAAGATGCGCTCTGCGTTCTTCAGACCCCATAAGCATCTTGCAAGAACCATCTCCGACTTGCCGTTCCTTCGTGGAATGGAATACCCAAACTTCTGATGGACCCAATACCCATCATCATTGACAGCCATGATGTCATACGTCAGCGCTTCTTGCCATTCCAGGACGCTTCGTTCTGTGCCATTGTATAATTCGACTGCTTCTGCACCTTTTGTGGCTTTATAAGGTAAAATTACGGACACCGTTGGGGATTGTCTCCCGATTCTGGTATCCATCTTTTTCCCTCCTGTGCGGAATAACGACTACTCAGCGTGACAGTCCAAAAGCACCACCTCCTAAACATCAGCCCACATGCCAGATAACCCATTAAGTCTCTGGACATCTCCTTTTTGCGTCATATATGTAATGGTGCAACCACATCCTGGGTGGCGCTCCCAAACACCATGCTCTTGCGCTTCAGAATATGTCCATGTCCCTTCACGCTGCAAACACCACACACACGGATCCTTGCCCTTGTGCAGCCCCTTGTCATCATATTCACGGACAACTCTGATATCCAAGCCCATGTTCTGTCGGGCCTGTGCGTTCTTCCGAAGTGATTCGTCAACAATATGCTTAGAAAAGTTGTCAATCCGAAGCCGAAGCGTTTCTTCTGTCGCTCTCAGGTCTGTGTTCGCTATGGATTCAGCAAGTCCTGTCGCACGTGACATATCAAAATCTGGCTTAACAGGTAAGATGCCGATATCCATTGCTTCATCAATGTGCTTCTGGACTTGCATCGCATATTCAGCCACATAATCATGGTTCTTCTGAAGTAATGGCGGCAGTACATCCAGAGCATCCTCAACAGAAATGGTGTCATAAACCATCACAATCTGGTTCACGAAGCAATCCGCAAGATTTTCTGCTGTCATTTCAGCCATCCTGTACGATGTCTTCTGGGAAAGCTTTCCGCCTTCTTCCAGAAGCTTATAGACCTCACTGACTCTCGGATCTGATCGCATAACCTGTTCAAATTCTTTTAGTAATGATTCTTTTACTTCTGCAATTCCAGCCATAATCAAATACCTGTAAGATCACGAAGCTTGTCTTCAGAAATGTAATTAGGAATAGACTGATTAATCTTGATTGCCCCATCGCCAATGCTCGACATCATTGCAGCATCCGGTTCAAATATCGGTTCCCACTTCGGAATGGTATTCGCAAGCTCTCTCCGAAGGTACGGATAATTATCACGGACACAGGAAGCAAGATAACCAGCATTCACCAGACCAACACCAAACGTCTTCTGCGCTTTTCTGGCGGTCAATCTGAGCGTTTCATGGCTCGACTTGATTGCTTCTGCACTGGACGGGTTCTGACTCGGGAATCCCAAATCATCAAGCGTCAGGCCAGTCTCTCCGGCAAACAGCCCAGCAAACATTTTCAGATGTTCAACGTGCGGTGTCATGCTCTGCTGCTGGAACTGTCCAACCACAGGATGATCACCATCTTCGTCCTTATCTATCCGGAGCATACTGGACATGGTTGCCCGCCATTTATCCATCTGTTCTGCATTCTCATCCATTCCAAGCACGTATCTCTGCGGGAATGAATAAAACTCTGCGGAGATCTCCGAACGCTTAATAGTCCGAACAGCACTTCCAACCAGATCCATACATGCTCTGCTGATTCTGGAATGGCCAAATGGCCTTACCGCATCAGGTCTGTTGATGATCGGAACCAGAAGCGGATAAGGCGCTGCGTTCGGTACAACATTAACCAGTCTGCCATTCTGATAAATCATCGTGTTACCTGGAATGAAATAAGCTTCTATAATCGGATTGTCATTCTCATCAAACTCCAGAACTGCATAGCCTTCTTTCAGCATGTTGGTCTGAGGATCAATGATGCCTGTCGCATGTCTACCATCAATCACTCGCATGACTGGAAACCCATCCTTGTCTGCTGCAATATAAATAAAGTCACATGAGCTGATCAGCGCCCCAAGAATAGCAGAATCAATCAAAACATCTTTGTTATTCGCATTGAAGATGTCATTCATGCCATACACATCATTTGCAAACTCTCTGAAGCACAGCCGGTCTGCAATACTATCAACAGCTTTGCCACACCAGCCAAGCACAGACATCCATCCTCTCAGCTCATCCGGAGTGCTGATGCCTAAATCTCTGGCATGATTCTTCATTTCATAAAACGTGTATCTCTTGATCACACGTATCTTTTTTGTTGCCAACCTGTCTTTCAGGTACTGCATTCCTTTGTATGTTTCCATGCTTCTATCACCTCATGTGGTTCTTATCATCAATATATAAATCCGCATAGACCTTCCTGGAATCGTGTCCCATCTTTTTTATGCCTTGCGGACAATTACAATTAACATAATTAGGCCGAAAGCCGTGCTTGTTTAAGAACATAAGCGCTTCTCGCAAGCTCTTTCCTTCACGGCATGTCCAAAGGATTATCACATTTCCCCTGTTCTGATTCGCTTTTAGCATCCCAATCAAGCTGAGATTCGGTTGCCCTTTTATCATTAATGTTCCATCAAAATCTACTGCTATTATCATAAATACGTCTTACCGTGTGTTTTTTTGTGCAATGACAGCGGCGGCTTCCGCAGCCAGGGGAGGCAGGGGAGGTATGCCCCCATATTTTTAGCCAGCCCGATACGATTTCCAATCAAAATGTTGTTCAAGCAAATTGTTCGGGATCAGCTTCTCTACTTCTTCACTTACTTGTCTTACATCCAAAAGTTTGTCAGATTTCTGACGGTTGCAGCACCGGTGTGCCAGCTGAAGGTTTGAGATGTCTGAAGGATGACCACCTTTTGTGACTGGAATGATGTGGTCAACTGTTGGAGCAAGCGGATGAGGATTGCGATAGGAGAAGTCAACAGGCTTGCCACATATTCCGCAAATGGTTTGAGTCTTTAAGATTTTCTTTCGTGCTGCCTCGTACGCTCCCCGGTTTCCCTTCTCCCGGTCGGTCCTTTTTATAGGCATAGCTTCCTCCGGCATAAGCAAAACACCCCGCCGGTATAAAGGCAGGGTGGGTATTTAAAAGAAAAGCGGAACACATCGTGCCCCGCCTGGAGTATTTGATATAGCGCCTTGCTCCCCTGCGCTATAGTTACGAGACAATAGGTTCAGGCAACTGTTTAGCCATAAACAAAAAGGACACAGCCGAATGACTGCGCCCTCATTACATAGTTTTATTTGTATCAGCGTATACCCTATTCTTTTGAATTACAATGAATTGTTATGTGCGCCAGTGCATCACCATGAAGCTTGTAAATCCAGCGCACAGTGTAATGCATCTCCACTGCTATCTCTTCCCATGTCATGTCATGCAGATACTTCAACCGCATCAGCTCACGTTCCGTGTCATCCGCCATATCTTCAATGCTTGACGCTATCAGATGGTACTGATGAATGGCTTGCCACTTGGTAGCTTCCAGATCCCGAAGCAAGTCATCCACTTCCGCTGCGTAGTCGGATAGGTCACGCTGATCTGTGCCGTGTGGCATGTCGGAGTAAGTGATAGCCTGTCCGGTGTATCGTGATCGGATAGATTCTATTTCTCTTTCCAGTTGTCGTTCTTTCCGTAGAAGTGATTGATACTTCTTCAGGAATTGTTTCTTTGCTTCGTTCTCTTTGGTTGCCATGTTACTTTCCGTCATCCTCCATCGCCTTCTGGCGTTTGTATGCTTCGATAGCTTCATGCCGGTTGATGTAGTTGCAGTCCCACGATGCACAGCCGTATCTGGTTTGGTATGCGCAAGTGTCGCAGTCTCTGTCGTTAGTCATCATGATTCCTCCTGATAAAGTAATCAAATCCATCTCTTCTTGCCTGTTCTTCCTTACTTATCTTGCCCATACTCTATTCTCCTAAGTGTCACGCCTTTGTCATCTGGATACACTACAAAACTAATATCTAATGTAGGCAGTGCATCTGGACTCATCTCCAACGTAACAACATTCATCATTGCCCTAAACATGAGAAGCTGACCACCAATGTTTGCCTGAATGTATGTCGGTTTTTTATCGTCCAATGTTGCGAAGTCATAGAACGCAGTTCCGCAGTACGGACATACGGTTGAGTTGATCGGTGCTCCACAGTTCGGACAATTAGTTTTCTCTCTCATCGTGAACCTCGTCATATGTCTGCTCAAAGATATCTGGCTTGCATGGATAAAACTCGCCTCGCACTCCTTTTATGATGTAATCTCCAATAGATGCAAACATCATCCCTTCAAGCGTCTTGATATTTAATCTTCCACCGAAGCATGTGTGCACAGAATTGAATCCATCCATCTTTCTTAACTCTGCAAGATTATCTCCAGTCCATTGCAATGCTTCAATCTCTACTGGTTTCTTTCTGTATTTCTTAATCATTCATATTCTCCTTTGTACGGTTCTGGAAGTGGCATCCATGCGATGACATCGTACATGATGCACTCATCTGATTCACACATCCATTGTTCATCTTTTTCGTAAAGAAACCCTATCAGTTCTGTTCCATACTTATCGCAAGCAAGTACTTCATGCTCTGGAACATCTACTGTTTCTGATACTGGAATCCAGTGCTGTTTTGGCTTATGATTAAACCACTGCTTCATTCGGAATATCGGCACAAGTTCTGCACCATTTGTATAAACCTGTTCTGTATCCGTGATCTTGTACTGTTCCATAAACTCTTCAACCGTATTTGGAAATGTCATCATATCAGCCATTGTTGTCTCCTCTCATATCAGCACCGCAGGAAGGACACGTCAAAAATATTTCCAAATCTAATTTCTTTTTGAATTTGTTCTTTTGTTTTCATTCCTCTTTACCTTTCATATCAGTACAGCAATTGTTATAATCCACATCCAGACAACAGCCAATATAACTATTAATGCAATATCATTCATCCTGTCCTCCTTTCATCTTTTTCCCACAGAACGGGCAGTGCGGTGTCTTTCTGCTGGTGACATATATGAGTTCTCTCTGCTCCCTTCCTTTTCCAATTACCATGTATGAGGTTCCGCATTTAGAACATTTGAACATTGGCAAACGTTCTGGCAACCCTCCATAGTACGATTGTTCACTGCGTATCTCCCAATTACCATCTACATATTTCGGATCGTAATCGAGAACTGGTTGCCATTCTCCCAGATCTTCGTCCTCTGATGGTGCTTCTGCATCGGATGCCTCTGATTCTTCTTGTGCCTTTGTTTTTACTTCCAAAAATCTTCTGAGTGATACATATTGCTTTCCATTAATCCATACATGATCTTTGTCTGTAAAATACACCTTATATCGATCTTGTTTTTCTGATAACTTATCGATTGCCATTTCGAGTGCTTCATGCCAATTTTCTTCGCAATATCCCACTGGAGTGTTCCAAATGTTTATGCCAAATCCTGCTTCTGTCAGAATCTTAATTGCCTGTTTGATCGTCATCTGAATCACCATCCTTTGCTCCATACCCACAAAAGAAATTTTCACCACCCGGAAGTCCAAACGGGCAATTCCACACCATATCATCGAGGTATTTATGCTTGCAGTCCTTGCATCTCACCAAATCGCCCTTTATAATCTCGCTCGGTATCGTCCCGAAGTATCCACCATTGTTACGGATTATGACCGTATCTTTTCTGATTTCATCGACATATCCGTGTACGAACACTCTGTCACCTATCTTCATCCTGTTCACCGTCCTTTACCATCCTGGAAACATATTTTTGATCACTTGGTCTACTTCATTAACTTCCTTTTTGTACTTAGCAAGCTCCGCTTCATATGCTTTCTGACAAATCCGTACAATCTCATCGTCTGATATTTCTACTTGCTTCTTTTCCCAGAGATTTGCACCAACCTTAACATTTACTTCTATGGTCATTTCTGTTTACCTCCCCAAACTGTAATAATCAATCATCTGTCCGTGACACATTAGGCATATCGCCCCTTGCGTACTGGCAACTATTCTCCATGTTCGGCACTTCGGACAATAGTACATCATTCTGCTTCACCGTCCTTTACTGTATGCTCCACCAGTATCTCTTCACGCCTAATCAGACCACCATACCATAGCGGTATGCCACAGCCTGTGATGGTTCTGTCCGCCAGCCTTGCCAAGCAGTACCGAATCATCGGGCAGGGCTCTTTGTCTGGTTTGGTTGGTTTGCACTTGACGATCATTCAATCACCGTCCTCTCATCTCAGCCACCGCATCCCTAATTGCCATGAACCGCTGAATCACTCTCACAGCGTCCTGCATCGTCATGTTTGGCTTTTCATACCCGTGCTCGACAACTACTCCGTCTGAGTTATAAATGCGGTATCTGTCCGAATTATCGTTCTGGGTAAACTCATACCCAAGATAGTTAATGCTTGTCATGCGTCTCCCTCCACTTCCGTATCCACTCCAACTGTTCCTCATCTTCTTCCCTGTGTCGCTCGTCATCCGGCACATCACCATTGCGTGTGAGAAGCACAAACGTGATGATTGCACACAGGATCGCTGCCATACCGATTATGGCAAGTATTGCGAAGATGTAGTCTAGTACGAACCATGCCATTATTCATGTTCCTCCTGATTGCTATTGCAAAGCTTGAGGTACGTTACCACCCAGCCATTCCGACAAGATTCTGTGATTGCCTGTGTTAAGCCCTCATCCGTTTCATATTGCTGTTCTATATCACCATGTTTGTAATGGTGCATCCTTACATACCAAAACATTATCGTTTCCCCCTCTCCGACCATCTCCTATATCATCATTTTAGACAGGGCTATTTTTTTTATCGCCTTCAACTGTCCAACAATATCTTCTTCGGCCTTTTTTGCTTCATCGCATTTTTTCATCAATGCAACAATTTCAAATTGCGTTTTAATATCTGCATGAAGATCAATTTCAAAAAAAGAGAAATCGCCCATCTGGATATTGATAGTGCTTTGATATCTTGCAAGAAATTCTGGGACACATCTCTCAAGTGCTATTTTGAAATACGGCATATAGATGTCTATTTTAGGAATAATGGTTGCATACTTCGTTTCTATCGTTCCAACTTTTTGCAATTGGTGTACTTGGCCATGAGTAGCCGACACCTGTATATATGTTGTCCATTTTGGATAAATGATTCCGCTTCTGGCTCTTTCAACATTTGCGATATCTGTCAATTTATACCGCCTTGTTTCAATTAACAAATTTCAGAACCTCCTGTTTGTATGTCTCTTCCGCATCCATAACGATCCGTTTATATGTTTTAAGTGCTTTTTTATATTCCATATCCGACTGCTGTGTTGTTCCGTATAATTGCGATGCCATTTCCAGCAACTCTATCTTTGTTTTGTTCGCCTCAACTTCTAGCCGCCCAAGCTCTTCAAACGTTTCAACCAGGTCTGGCAAGACTTCTGGCACAAATGTGTCAACATATCTCGGTATGTTTAAATTAAACCCATGCTCCGTTATTTCGTTGATATTTGCTAAATGTGCAAATCTTTCTTGTTCCGTTCTGCTGTCAAATACATTGCATATTTTAGCAATGTGTGACTTGCTTAATCTATTTTTCTTGCCTACTTTTTCACATTCGTCTTTTGCATCAATGAACAAAACATCTCTGTCTTCTCTGTTTTTTCTCAGATCTAGAATGCACGTTGGAATATCAGTTGCAATAAACAATTTGTCTGGCAATCCAATTACGCTTCGGATCATACCGTTTTCAAGCAAATCCTTACGGATGATGCCCTCTTTATTCCCACGAAACAAAACGCCATGAGGAAGAATAAAGCCAGCACGCCCATTCTGCTTCAATACGGACAAAGCGAATAAAACAAAAATGTAATCCGCAAAATTTGTTGGAAGCTTTCCTGCATACTCTTGAAATCTGTTATCTGTTTTAGGGCTGTACTTCATCGAATATGGTGGATTACTAACAACAGCATCTACTTCTACTTCTTCACTTTCTGCCATTCTGCAAACTGTTGCGAATCGATCACCTTTTTGCACTTTAAAATATTCAAATTCCTCTCCAGTAAGCAAATCGCATCTACAAACATATGCTTCAATATTTCTAATGGCCAAATTGAACAAAAGCAATGGAATTGCTCTACTGCTATACTCATAACATACGAATTTTGCATCTGAATTATTTCGCCACATTCCAATTGTCAAACCACCAGTCCCTGCACATACATCTGCAATTCTATCGGCATTTCCGACAATATGTCCTAACAAATCGCATACCTCTTGCGGTGTGAAGTCTTGTGCCATTTTTGACTTGTTTGCATGTTCTTCTTCAAAATATTCCGTGAACCAATCATGATCTAACGGCTCGCCAAGAGATAAAAACTTATCAAACACTTCAACAGGATCATCAAGCAAAACATCCAAAAGTTTTTCAGGCAACTGATAGCTTTCCGTAATTCCAATAATATTATTTATTGTTTGGCTATTCATCGTTTCCCCCTAACCAGCTTGACTGACACTCTCCAGTCAGCTTCCAGATACTTATCCTGCCATGCATGCATCTTTGCCTTGCCACCATCGGTGTAGCGGAAGGAAGCGGATTCTGTCTCCGCTCCCCACCAAGCTACTGCAATGCAGGAATAGTACCAATCCTGTCTCTTCTTAGCTTTTTGTATCCGCTTTAGTGCCCATGTTTCACTTCTGCTCATTTGTATCTCCAAACATCAGATAATCCACGCTTGTGTCCAACAGGATTGCCAGCTTCCGCAGGTGTTCTGTTGTGATCATCCTCGTCCCACACTCCCATTTGGATACGGTGTGAGCTACGATGTTTAGCTTCTCTGCGACATCATACTGCTTCAATCCTTTGGCTCTGCGCAGGTTTCCCATCCTTGCGCCCATTTCTTCTATCCAATTCATATCTATCCTCCTTATAAAGCCAACCGGCCCGCTCCGTAGTGATTAAAAACGAGTCTATTCTGAGAAAAAATACCCTATTATTTTCTTTTGCTTTTTTGATAGTTTCTGGAACGGGCTGTTAGCTTCATGCAGTCCGTCTGCTGGTGTAATAAAGTTTCATAGTCTTGCAATTATATAGGGATTTCATCAAAAGCAATAAATCAAAAGGTTTCAATGCTTCCAACAGACTTCCTGCAAAAGGTGGCTGTTTCAGGTCGTGGCAGATAGGTTGCGTGTGGTCATTCCGATGCCTGCTATCCGCTCGCTGACACTTGGCTCGCCAGCACCACCAGATTAATAAGTTATCTTCTGCCCGCACTCATAGCAGTAATGAGCTTTGTTCCCATACCACCATGCACCACACAGCGGGCAGGCATATCTCTCATGACCGTCTGAACCAATATTTTCCGCAAGAACTGCTGTCTCCCGATTCATTGCGTCCCTGATCTTGTCCATGACGGCATTCCATGTTGTGTCACATGCCATTTATTAATTCCTTCTTTCTCTCTTCGTGCTCTTCCCGATCACGGCCAGAGCCTTCCACTCCCAAGTATTCCAGATATCCAACTGTAGTCTGTAATACCGCAGGATGATTGTTATATTTCTTACACATTGCACTGGCCTTGCCTGTTGCGTCAGCCCACATCATATCGTCAG